TCCAATGCAGCCTGGCGACAACGAGCTGCTAGGTGGCGGCATGAGTATCCACGCACCATGGAAACGTGACTAAATCTCCAGTCAGGCTTGCTGACCTGTTCCGATACTACAAGCACGGCACGCCACATCAAATGGCGGCCATCGCTGAATTGGAGGCGGCGTTATTAAAGGCTGCACCTAATGCCTTTAATAGGGACCAGCCGTGGTTCAAGACCTGGAGCCAAGCCGGCAAACAACATGATTACGCACCGGCCGTAAAACTCATCAAACAGTTTGAAGGCTGCCACCTCCAAGCCTACGCCGACCCTCTGCGTGGCTGGAGCGTCCCCACCATCGGCTTTGGCACCACCCGCTACCCCGATGGTCGCGCAGTAAAGCGCGGCGACAAGATCAACGTCATCGAAGCCGAAAACCTACTCGAAGGCGACATCGCCAAAATTGCCAAACATCTCTCCGCCGTCATCCCCCACTGGAGCGGCATGCTGATCACCCAGCAGTCCGCTTTAATAAGTTTTGCGTACAACGTCGGCCCAAATTTCTACGGCAAACCTGGCTTCGAGACCATAACCGCCAAGCTACGCGACAAAGCCTGGGCCAATGTCCCGGCCGCCCTAAAGCTTTACTGCAACCCCGGCACTGCATCAGAAGCCGGCTTGTTACGCCGCCGTAAATCCGAAGCCGCCCTGTGGACACAAAGTGCACCAAAATCCCCCACGCAACCCGCCCCTATTTCCCCCACGGCTACCTCAGTAAATCTCAAAGTCCCCTATGAGCACCAACTCGACAACGGCCCCACCGGATACCGCGAGTGCTTTAGCTCCAGCTGCGCAATGGTGGCCCGCTACTGGAACAAAATCGCCGGCGACTACGAATACAACCGCATCCGCCGCCAATTCGGCGACAGCACTGACCCCCAAGCCCAACTCCTCACCTTAAAAACCCTCGGCCTCCGTGCCACTTTCGAGATGGAAGGCACTACCGGCATCCTAGAAAATCTACTGCGCTCAGGTCTTCCCACTCCTGTTGGCTGGCTCCATCGCGGCCCCGTCACTGCCCCCTCGGGCGGCGGCCACTGGACAGTAGTCAGCGGCTTCAACCCAACCCACTTCATCCACCAAGACCCAAACGGCGAAGCAGACACCAAAAACGGTGGCTACCTTAACAGCAACAAAGGCGCCAACATTGCATATTCCAGAAGCAACTGGCTACGCCGCTGGCTAGTCGATGGCCCAGCCTCCGGCTGGTACTTAAAAATCCGCCCCGCCTAGACGTGAATCACTTCCACCAACCACTGGAGCAGAAACTTAGCGAAGCTGCTCGCGACCGCTGGCTGCGCGAACGCCACAAAGTTCGCGACTGGAATGGCCTCCTCGAAGGCGCCCTCCTCCTCAACACCCTCTACCACATGGAGCGCACCAAGGTCCACTGGGCCATACGGGAAGCCGCTACAAACTTAACTAGTGCTTACGGACTGGATCGAGACTCGGCCTGACAACCAGCTACGGGGATAGTCGGGCTCGTCCACCCCATGCACAGCAACAAAACCACCAAGGCATTCAGCGACCACCTTCGCCGCCTCGACAGCTCCTTCGTGGGTGACCCAAGTTCCCGCATCATCTTTGCTATCTGTCAAACCGATACCTGAACCACTAGGCCCGTACAGCGCAGTAACGTACCGACCATCAGCCACAACAACATAACGAATCATGAATTTTGCTGCGTATCTGCTGCCTCTTGCCTAGAGCGTTGCCGTCCTTGCACCCGCCGTTTTACCGAATCCGTCCATGCCGCATAGTCAGCCGCTTCTGCAGCTCTGTACTCCGACGCAGGCAACGCCCTTTCCAGAGCGTCATAAACCATCTCCCGCAACAAAGCCGTGGTCCGTTTGCCTTGCTGCATAGCCATCGCCTCTACCAACAAATACCGATTGTGGTCCAGCAACAGCTGACAGTAAAATTTTTGCCCATGGCGTAGCGGCATCGTAACAAAGCCTTCTTTTGCTACACATTAGCATGCCTACCACCGAACATCCTGATCCACCCCCTTCTTCCACGCATTTGCCTGCGCTGCCCGCGCCCCCGCCCTCTGCCTGGAGCATCCATTCCTGACACCCCAGGCCCACTCAAGAAACATGGCCGCCCGCTGCAGATCCGCAGTAGTAGCCCTCCGCATAGCCGCATGGAGTCGCTCCAACACAATATCCCTGCCGGTACGACTCACACTGCTACCACTGCTCCTCCTTTGCGATTCTGACCACCCGCAACCCCGGCCACAGCTCCCTGATCGTAAGATGTACTTCTGCGAAGCTGCTCGCACAAATCGTAGCTTTTTGTAACAGTCCGCCTGGCGTCCGCAACAAAGCCACATAGCTGACTGGAGCCTTGGTATTCATTTGGCATCCACCCACGATTTAGCGGCCTTCGCCTCAGCTAACGCTGGAACAGGCCCCAGCCACTCAGCCTCGGCATCTTGCATGACAGCAGCGAGCTGAGCGCACCAGGTATCCGCGTGCTCATCGCGCACCAAAAGAACCACTTCGTCATGAATAACACCTGCGAGGCGCACCACTTCTTCGCCATCAGCCTTAAGCAGCGGCCACAGTTTACCCAGCGTGCGCTTCAACACCGCAGCTCCGGCCCCCTGGATCGGTGTGTTGCTCCGGACCGTAAGCGAGTTGTGGTCGCCCGGTAAAAACCGCCGCAACCCGGAGTTACGAATGCGGATAGCGGCATCAGTGCGACATCGATTAGCTTGTGCAGCATTTTCGCGTTGCCACCGGCTGATCCCTCTATACGCGGCGTGGAATTTGGTGCGGATCTCACTAGCCTCATCAATATCCATTTGTACCCCCATTCCTGCTGCATAGTTGCGTAATCCTCGGGCTCCCGATCCATACAGCAAACCGAAGTTCGCAGACTTACTGATCTGGCGCATCTCTTTAGTAACCTCATCCTCTGGTATTCCATAAATTTGCATTGCTGTAACAGTGTGTAAATCCAGCCCTTCCTGGAACGCACGAATCATCAGCGGATCTTCGGCCTCCGCAGCTGCCAGCCGTAGCTCCATCTGCGCGTAGTCCGCCACCACTAACTGCCACCCGTCCGGCGCCTGCACACACGCCCTAAATCTAGAATCCCTCGGTATCTGCTGCAGATTCGGCCCAATGCACGACATCCGTCCCGTATCAGCTCCCAACTGCATATAACTAGCCTTAATAAATCCCGTATCCCCCAAATGCTTTAGTAGCGCCTCCACCATCTGCCGCCGCTTCTCCACCCTTTTCCAGGCCAGATAGTCGGCCACAACCCGATGATCCCCCGCATATTCACGCAACGCTGCCCGACTGGCACTCGGTTTCCCCGTATTGTCTACCGGCTTAGTGCCCAGCAACAACGTAAACACCTCAAGTAGCTGCTTGGGACTATTCAAATTAAAGCCGGCCTGCTTCTTAGTCCCCGCCCTAATACTCCCTTCTGCCTTGGCCCGCAGATTGAACGCCCCATCCGGATCCCGAGGTAACTTTTTGCCAACCGGCAGCGCCTCATCGAGCGTGGCAATAAACGTGGCCCCCATCCGCGCATGATCTCCACTCAAATCGTGGTGCAACGCCTCCAGAGCATCCCGCCGAAACGGCATCCCGGTCCGCCACAACTGCGCCATCGCCGGCAACGCCGCACACTCCAAAAACCACGCCTTATGCAGCAAACCCTCAGCCAACCGCTGGTTAAGCGGCCCATCCAACCGGACCAGCAACTCCACGTCGTACGCAGCGTAATCCAACTGACTAATCGTCAGGTCACCACTCCAGTCACTCCGCTGCTCCTCCTTGGAAATGTCCAGCTTGAGGTAACGTTTTACAACGTGTTGTAACCCGTGCTTAACATTTGGCAACCCATTAGTCAGGATGCGGCTGGCCAGCATCGTGCACAGCACGTCTCCTGCAGGATACACCTCATGCTCCTGCAGCCAGCCCAAATCAAACACAGCATTGTGCGCCAACCAATACCGCTTGACTGAAAAGAACTCTTGTAAATCCTGCCACTGATGATCTTCCAGATCCCAGCAATCGATAATGACTGGCATCCGATCCAGTGCCGCCAACTGGAGTAAACGCAACCCTCCGCACTTCGGCTGCAGTCCAGTCGTCTCACAGTCAAACGCCACCGTAGTGGCATTAGCCAGGGTGTGCAGATGCTCGATCCCTTGTAGGTATTTCATGTCTGCTCAGTTGTGGAAGGCACGGTGCTGAGCATGAGCAGCCGAGTGCATCTCGGCCACGGTGATAGGCGGCTCACCCCCCATCTCTTCATCACAGGGCTCGTATTCAATACAAGCCATCACATTTTTCAGCGCAGGCAATAGCTCATCTTCTATCGCCGCCATGGTGTGAAAGTCGATGTGGGCGTACATCATGTCGCGGCTGCCATCCCGCGCAACTATTACCTTTAACTTGTTTTGAAACTCAGCAACAAGCCGAGATACTGTCGCAAAATCGTTGGTCATGGTGTGGAGCCTCTGGTAGGGCGTACCCGGCTACTGTAGCAGACTAGTCCCCGTAGCGCGAGCGTACAAGTAACAATTCGTAGCAAAACCCGCCCCCGCATCCGGAAACCGAAAAGCGCACCCGTCCTCCCGCCAGTACCGGCAGTCCTGGCACAGCTTCTTCCCGAATCCCGCGATCGAATAACCCTGTTCTTTCAGGCGTGTATATACATTGGCATAACTTTTCCCCTGCCGAATTTGCCAGATCGCCTGGGGCGACACACCGTGCTCAGCCGCCAAAGCCCGCGTACTTTTGTCCGACAGAATAACTTCTGCAGCCGCCGCATTCGTAAGCCGTCTAGCGGATGGGACGGCTTTGGCAGTCCGATCCGGCTTGTTCACCTCAACACCGCCCCCTCAGACATCTCATCCACAACCATTTGATAGGCGTCCAGAATAGTGTTTGGGTGGAACCCACAAGCCTGCAAAAAGTCCGTAAACGCAAGCACCACCTCTCTTGCCACATACCCTTTAAATTTTATGTTGTGGCATGTAGTGATCTGAGCAGAATCATCTGCGCGAATCATCTCAAATTTGTAGTTGTCACTCAATGTTATACTCCGGTTTTTGAAGTGTACTGATAAGTCTGTCCAAGTAGAAGCGGGCTTTCCCCGCATCCATAGCCGGGTTGTCTTTAAGCCACAACCGACTCATATACTTAAGGACTTGCCACTGGAGCCCACCTACAACAGCATCGGGCGCCTGTTGCACGCAATCCTCAATAAAATCAATCGTCTCTACCCGCCCACTCGTGTAGTGCGGCGGGTGATTAACCAAGTCACGCTCCATAGTCGACACTGTACAAAGTACATAAAAAGCCCCCTTTAACAGGGGGCTACGAAACCATCAAACTACGCAACGACGCAATTTTCCGGCTGCTGGAGCGTGACGTGCTTCCACGTCCTGCCTTGCTTGATCGCATTGATCGTGGTGAGATGCACCTTGTAGTCCCGGCTGATGGCAGTCGCCCCCTCACCACCGGCAAGCCGTTTCTTGATCTGGAGCACCTGCACCGTGTTCAGGGCTTCTCGCTGCTTGCGGCGAGACTTACGAGTCGTACCTTGAGTCCGGTGCTTTTTGGGCGGTTTAGGCGGTGGCGGCGGGGCAGCCACTACCGCAGCTGGAGTCTCAAATGCGACTGTTTGAGACGCATCTAGCACACCTTGGATCGCACCAAGCTGATCAGTGATGGCCTTGACAAAATCCGCAATAGCGGAGACTTCTGTATCTGAAAGAATTGTGAGCATAGTGTTGGGTGAAACGTTGCTAGTGTAATACCTACTTGGCCTAGGGCGGGTACTGCCTGCGGAGATTTAACAGAGTTTCTTCAGGTAAACGAAGTATTGTCTGCATCGCCAGCTGAGCCAATACCTCGTGGTTGATGCTTTCGCTATTCACAAAAACGTCAACCAGGCCAATAAAGAGCTGTTTCAAGTTTTGAGGCTTGACCCAGCTCGTATCGCATGGTATAGGCTCAGTGCCGTAGGACCAGTCGTCGTAAGAATCCTCGTTGCGGAGGCTTCTAGCCGTCGTCTGTCCAATCCGAGCAATCCACCACTTCCCAGTTGTCGATCCGTTCGCTGAGTAGTCGTCGCATTCCGGCATCGGTCGCAGGCATTACGTCATCTTCATTGAGGCAGAAGGAGCCCCTGCACATAGCCGGCCCCCACTCAGCCGGATCGTATTCCGTCTGCGGGATGACAATAACAGAGTCTTCAACAACAGCTACTGCAGTACACCAGCCCTGCGGAGAAAACGAAACATCATAAATTTCCAGCACATCAGGATTCATTGGTAGCCTCCAGTTTGACCATGCCGCCAATTGCCATACCATCCATCCAGGTACCCCAAGTCGTCTGCAAATACAGCTCCAGCTCTTCAAGCCTCTTCTGCTGCATACGGTCGTACTGACAGGACAGTCCGAGGGCTTCTGCCTTCTCGATCGTTGTTTCAAGGTTGGTGCGCGACCAGCGCACGGCAAAATACCAGGCGCTGAGATTTTCGAGTGGAATTTGGGTATGGGTAGCCATAGCGGAGAAAGAAAAAGGTGCGGGGCTTTCCTCCCGCACCTCTAGTGTTACACATCCCCAAAGGCACAGCCAAGGGGGCTGTTGTAAAACGTTACATTCACTGGTACACGCCGGCGTGATTGGCCACCAGCATGGCCTCGGCAAAAGTGGCGCCGGTATCAGCGCAGATGAAGTCGCCCAGCATCCGCCCGTACTTGTCGTCCTTGGTGGTTTTGATCAGGAGGCGCCTGCCCTGGAGCCAGGTTGCAGCAAAGGCTGTGGCGGCTATGCCACGAGTCTTTTCCTTGAAATCCGTGGTACGCATCTCTGGAGCGTCGATACCCTTGATGCGGATGGTCTGGGTCAGCGTTAGGTCGAAACCGAGATCGATGCTGACAACCATGGTGTCGCCGTCGATGACGCGCAGCACTTGGTTGACCTTGTAGGTGTACAAGTAAATGGCGGGGGAGAGGTCAGTCATCGAGGGCCTCCGGTATAGGTTGATACTGCGGCAGCCACTGGCCTTCCTTATCGGTGAAGCCAGCTTCATATAGGAACTGCCTGGCGGCGGTGGCGTCGCCGGCCCTGGCGCGGTCAAGCAGGGTGGGAGCGGTGAGCTCTGCGGCGAGCTGCATCAGGGTTGATGATGGAACCGCGCACCAACTCTCAGAATCGCTCCATGCGTGGGCCACGTGCATGAGCACCTTGGCAATGCCATAGCGCACGTTGGCCGCTTCCTCGAACTCGTCGAGCAGGCGCTGGGCGCGGCTGGTGAGGTGGTCAGTCATCGAGGGCCCCACTTAGCAAGGACGGCGCGGGCGTATTCCAGGGCGACGGTGTTGAGCACCGTGCGGAAAAGACCTGGCGCAACTTGCCCACCGGTTGCCGTGGAGTACACGTTAGAGACAGCGGCAAACTCATCCCGCATGGTTTCGGGCATCAGCTCCAGCAGCTCTTTATCGGTAGGCTGATAAGCGACAGAGGCCGGTTCCCTGCCATCGGGCACAGCCGGTCCATCTGGCTCAATGACGGGGCACCCCCAGCGGGCGACCGCTCGCAGCCCTGCAAGCCAGCTCTGGTCGGCGCCGCATGGTGCGGCATTCTTGAACGCTTCCCAGTAAGCAGCCTTCAGCTCCTCATCCGTCGGCCCCTGCGGCTCGGGCTGTGCCAGGGCGGCGCGGGCTTGTTGCACCAGGGGGTCATCGCCTGGCTCCGAAATAACAAAAGTGTCTTCGTAGCTAGCGAGCAGCTCAGCGCACAGCGCACGAAAGTCAGTGGGGGAGAGGTCAGTCATCAAGCTGCCTCGCTTCAATACCGTGCTTCAAGATCCATTGGGTTACCTTTGGCATTTCTTCAGCAGTGACAAATCGCTCCACTTCAAGGCGGACGATTTGGCCGGGCTCGACAATCAGGCGGAAGCCCGTGACGCTCTCGCATGGAATGCGAAGCGCATCGAGTAGCCCGCGAATTTCTTGGCTGTGGCCTGTGAGGTACTTCATTCGGGTAAGGTTTCCAGGGCGCGGCGGATGATTGACAAGGCGTTGTCGTCTAAGTAGTCGCCTTCAGGGTCGGTGCAGCCGTCGATCAGTGCTAACGCCTGCTCCTTCAAGCTCGGCGGCTTGGGACGCATCGCTTCTTTTAATACCTCGCCCATTAGAGCAATCTTTAAATGTGCTTCGCTTAAAGCATTGTGATCTAGCCACTTTGCATCTAGTTCCAACTGTTGATCAGCACCGGCGGCGTAAGCACGAGCAAGAGCCTGGCTCGTACTAATCTCATAGCGATCGATGTCTGATTCAAGTTGCTCTATCAAGTCACTTAACATAGTGACTGAGTGCTGGTTAGTCATTGAGCTGCTCCATTTGTTGTTCCATGTGCTCTGCCCACGCCACCAGGTCGCTGGCGCGGACAAGTTGCTCGCCGGTATCAGCCACCCGCCATTGAACTGACGCAGTGTCACGGATGGCTTGATCAATCACCTTGCGGATCAGAAGGACTGTGGCTCGACGGTGAAGTTGATCGTTAAGCTGTGGAATGACAGAGGCCGGCTCCCTGTCGCCGGACACAGCCGGTCCATCTGACTCGGCCAGCAGTGCGCGGGCGCGTTCCAGCAAGGCGTGATGGACTTCATCCACCGCATAGGTATTGAACGCGGCGTGAAGCTCAGCGCACAGGGTTTTCCAGTCAGTGGTCACTGCGCACCCCCGTCCAGCTCGGCGGCAATGGCGAGAAATTGCCGGCGGATGGCTTGCTTGTTTAAGCGGATCGCCTCCGTTGTGAAGTACATGGCTTCTTGCGGATCATCTGGCACCACCTGATCCGCAACAGCGCGAAGGGCGGCGGCGGCTATCTGTCGAGCTTCGTTGAGGCAATCTTCTGGGCCATAGGCGCTGCTGTTGTTGGCGGCATCCAACACCGCCTGCGCGGCGGGGGAGAGGTCAGTCATCGAGTTTCTCCAGTGCGCGGCGGATGGTATCTGACTGATCAGTATTGCCGTAACACTCAGCCGCAAGCTCTGCCAATGCTTGCAGCGCCTCCTCCTTCAAGCTCGGCGGCTTGGGGCGGCGGGCGGCGCGCATACGGGTAATCGAAAGCCCGTTATCTCCCGCATACATCAGGCACGCCTCAAGCTCCTGGTCGGCGCCCCATTGGGCGGCGAGTTTGGCAAGGCAAAGATCGTCGCTAGCAACTATTATTTTTGGGTTTCCGTAGATCTGGTCAATCCATTGCTGCACCAACTCCAACGGTGGAGTGATGTCGGAACTCCTAATTTGGCTTAAATTAGGAGTTGATTTGGAGTTGGCCCACTCGATGCAGAGCCTGGCAAAGGTCTTGAGGTAGCCAGCGCCATTTCGCTTGTTACTCTCATCGCGTGCCTCCGTCGAAAACTTTTTCAGCAGATGCGGCGGCGGTGGGGTAATTAAGGTAGTCATGATTGCTGCTCCATGCGGGCTGCCATGACGGCAGCGGACTTGAGGATTGTGCTTAGCTTGGCGGTCTTGGCCTGCTGCTTGGCGGCAAGCCTTAGCGCGAAGCGGATGCCTTGCGAAAGATTGCCGTTGCCTAATTCAAGTGCAATTCGTCGATCCTGCGGCGCTAATCGTGCTCCTGCTGTAGACACAGAACGGTCAGTCATTTTGGTAACAGGCACACTCGTTTGCAAATGTGTCGCCGGCTTCGGGGAAGCCCATGCCGCACTTGTTGTGGTCCCAGTGAGTGCAAGTGGAGCAACTAAGGTCCGACTGTGCGCCTGCAATTGGACTACCGCCTAATAGGATGGCGCGGATTTTGTCTATAGCGCGGAGCTGTTCATAGCGCAGCTGCGAGACCTCATATGTGGTCTCACGTTTACCACAATGCAGGCAGTGTTTGCGCCGCCTGATTGCATTTCTGTTAGACCGTGTTTCTAAAGTACGCACCTCCCTAGCACCACAAAATGCGCAGTTTGTTGGGACGTAGTGTCTAGCAATGTCATGTGGTTTTAGCTCTTCAAGCATCGTCATCTTCGGGGTCGTTTGCGTGTAGGAAGTAGTTAATGATTACGGCGCCGGCTGCTGCAAGTGCCCAGCCGGCCACAAAAAGCAAGAGCGTTGTCATTGTGCAAGGTTGGTAGGGGGTAGACCTGCCAGTAGTGTAACACAGTACGGCAGGCCCCTGTCAAGCTGGGGGGATCCCCAGGCTCTCGGCTGAGTACGTCGTGATCACAGAGACGTCGGCCCCCATGCGCAGAGCCTGCCCCACCGACCCCTGGAAGAGCAGCAGGGCCTCGTCGCACTCGTAGATCTGGAACTCCTCCACCTCGATTGGCCGGCCCTGCCGGAACCAGCTCAGCCGCACGATGGCGTACACCTCATCGGGCACCGGCCCAATCACCACAGCCAGCGTGGGGCGTCTCGGCGGTCTCGGCTTGGACTTAGTTGCAGGCACGGGATCTCTCCGAAACAACCAGGCCAGGACGAGGCTTAACCCCGTACACAGAGTACGCACGGTACAGAGCCTACGTCGTACTGCAAAAGTCTATATCACTAAGCAGTGTGCCTTTGTGCAAATACTTTGTTTGGTCTTCACTGGAGTTTTTTTCTATTTTGCGGTGTTGATGCTGCCCGCGTACTTGACTAAACAGTTTTGCGTAATCAGGATTACTTGGGTAGTATTCTGTTTTATTTACATCCCACGCTTTCTGGATAACAGTGCAAACGGGGCAGTACGACAGCGGAGATAAGCGTTTTTCTGTGTATAAAATTTGGGGACTTTCTGCCCGCACACCCTGAAAACGCGGGTCAGCGTTGTAAATACGAGCGTATAAAGCCGCAAAACGTGCCCTGCTTATTCGTTTACCCTCTTCTACGTTTTCAGTAAAACCATAAATACCAAATTTGTTCATAGCTTCTACAACATCTATTCCGTGTAAACCTCTGTTAAATACAGCTCTCCAATTCAAAATACTTATATCCCCGTTTAGTAAAGCATAGGCTGTGTACGCAAAATACTGATAGTATTGAGGGCATGGGGCGTATGTTTTGCCTTTGTGTATTACAATTTCTGTTTCCCCTGTCTCTTCATTTTTTTCTACTGCTGTAGTATTATTGAACCTAAAACCGTAAAGTTGTTTTAGTAAATCAAACATTACACCTTGCTGATTGCGTACAGCTATATCATAATCTTCTTCTTTTTGTAGTACAGAAAGTATATTAGGCGGTAAATTTTTTGGATCAGTTACATAATCTGGTTCGTAATACTCTGACGGAAGTGCGCCGATTGTTTCGTCTATAGACGCAATGAACTCAGCGGTATACGGCATAATAAGTAGGTGCTCTGTGGAAGGAACACAGGAGGAAGGGGCCCGAGTGGCCCCTTTTTCTGTGCTGTGTAACCCTAGCACACTTAAACGAAGGGCCGTTTAAGCCCAGAAGTCGGCAGCTTCCTGCCGCGCCTGCGCGATGCGCTCCAGCGTCTCCGCGCCCGAAACCCTATTCACACGAGCTGGCGGGAATAAATCCAAATCCCCTGCGGCGGAAGGGGTTTGATTTTTTCCGGCCCCTTGTAACAAATCGGACGCGGAACAAATGCCCGTTGCTCCAGCGCCGGGGGCTGTACTACCGGTTTTAATTTCTCCGGATGGGATTTTCTCCGGACCCCCGGAACAATTCAAATCCAGCTCCAGCACAGGCTTTTCGATTTGTTCCGGTGATTTTCTCGACTCCCCCCGTGCGCGAGAGGTAAAACCTGGAATACCCGTACCAACAGCCTGGTAGTACACAGGCTGGCGCCCCCTCCCTCTAGCGCCACCTGTAAGGGGTGGAGCACACCGCTCGATCAGCTTCTGCTGCTCCAGCTTCTCCAGCACACTGCGGTTCATGCGCTCCGTGTGCTCCCCACCAACTTCCTCGTGCTGTACAAGCTCTGCAAGCGTCCAGGGCCGCCGTTCCGCCCGCAGTAGGTCCAGGACAGCCAGCACCTGCTGGGACGCCGTTACAGCGGCTCCACGGGGCTCTGGGAGGTGCCGGATCTGGTACGTGAAATCCTTCATCAGGCGAAACACCATCTGCTTGCCCTCCCGGTCGTCACGCGACTTCTCCACTGTTACACAGCGGCTATTAGGGTAAAGACCCCGCTCGGCAATCTCTTGCTGGGTCAATTTCCGTATGTTCCAGGTCTCATCAACAGCAGCACGGATTGCACTCGTACCCCTGAACTGCCCACTCTTAGTGTTGTGGTGAATGATGACGATTGCACAAGCTGGAAAATCCTGCCCATTACGCCTAGCGAGCCTTTTTATAGGCAAGGCATACTCCCGGCGGTTCTCCTCGTAAGGATTGGAATCGTTACACCCATCCAAACTATCAATAACAATCAGGTCATACTTAAATTTATTCTGCAATTTACGAAAACGCCTGTACCAACTCATATCCCATTCTGGAATAACATCCACACCGTTTTCAACACCCAACTGCATGAACTGGCGCCTAACAATACGTTCGTTTTGATCCCCGTTAAGCCACAACACTTTCGACTTAGGTACATCAACAAGACCGCCGTAAACATCAAAAGGCAGACCACCACTAAGATGTTTAGCGATTGTCTGGCACATCGCTGTTTTCCCTGTACCACCATCCGCGTGGATAAGCAAAGTCCACGGTTTGGGCAGCAAACCAGGAATCAGGTACTCAAAAGGCGTGGACTCCAAATCGAGTATGGCAACGGGGCCCGCACCTTTGGTGCGCTGGTACGCCATATCAGAATCTAGGAGCCGATCAATCGCAATAGCCCCTTCACGTCTTCCAGCTTTTAATGCCAAGACATGCTTAGCTTGATCTAACAATGCCGGATTTTCAATCTCCTCTTCAAGTTTGTTGCCCTGCTGGAGCAACTCTTTGCCGTCCAAGTAAACAAGCTCAAAACGCTGCGCAACCGTTTCAGCTTCGTTAACAACCTTTCGCAGATCCTCGGACAGCCACAACCGGCCCGGCAGCTGCTGATCCGCCAGCCAGAACAGCGTCCCCAGACTCACCGAGCCTTTCTTAAAGCTCTTCCACGCATCCTCACAGGGGTTCCCATCCACCCAGTCATCAGCAAACTCCGGATCCTCCGCTGACCACGCCGACCACAAGGTCAGCCCCAGGTCATCCGGCAACTCCGAGTGGATCGCCATACCCACCTTGATCCAGTGGTCCCGGCTCCCACCACCCTGCCCCGGTATCACCCTCAACGCCGACTGCACAATCTCGGCCACTTCCTCCGGCGCTCGATCCGAGAAGTCCAGCGCCTTGCGGTTCTTAATGAACCCCCCATCAGCCGGCCCCTTACCGGCGTGGTCCTTCATCTCCGCAATCAACCACGCCGGAGCCTCTGGAATGGCCTCCAGATCCCCCTCAAAGCCGTACAGCCCCTCCGGGCCCTTCCCATCACTGGAGCCCGGATAGGCCCCGTACAGCAGCCCCTGGCGCCCCCAGAGCACCTCGTAGCCGGCCCCGGTATCGGACAACCCAAAACCGCTCACCTCGCCCCACAGGGCCTCAGGAACGCGGTACAGGTACTTCGCCGCATTGGCCTTGGTGCTAGTCACCTTCGGGGCCCCCTCCAGACTGCTGCCCCACTTCTTGGCCAACTTGGCCAGATTGCGATCCACGTCCAGGATCACCAACCCCTTACTGCGGGCCCCCGTAAACACACCCACAGCCCGGAAAATCTCCGGCCGGCGCTGGATCTGGAGCGCCACATCAGCCGGCGTCAACACCGCATGGTGCGACTTCTCCAGCGGCGTCTTGCCCTTACTCACTTTCCCGGACTGGAGCTTCGAGCCCTTCACATAAATCGGGGCATACGCAAGCCCCTCAGGCAGCTGCGCAACAAAATTCAGCAGGTCTTGCGACTCAATAGACACAGTGGTAGACTCCTACAAGAAAGAACACATCGCACCCCAGAGCCCTCAGCCCTGGGGTGTTTTTCTATGGTAGACGCCCCGCCGGCCCCGTGCTACTGTGTAACTGTTGCCAACCCGGCGACGCCCAAATAACCCTAAAACACAATGGGATTCCTTTCCAAAAAAGCCTCCGCCTCAGTCAACGCCGGCTCCAGCGGCGGCGGCTACCTCCAAGTCTCCAAGCTGGCTGACGGCGGCTCCGTCCGCTTCGCACTGCTGTCAGACCAGCCCCTTGAAGGCTACGAAGTCTGGGCCTCCAGCCCCGAAGGCCAGTCCAAGCCCTTCCGCTTCGACTACGAGCCCACCCCCGAGGACATCACCGATGAACTAGGCGACTTCGAGCCCCGCGAAGGACGCGGCGGCCCCGGCACCGTAGACATCAAGTTTTTTGTCGCCACCCCCGTCTACAACTTCGACGCCGGCTCCGTCCAAGTCCTCTCGCTAACCCAAAAGTCCATCATCAAAGAGCTGGATCAAATCAGCCAACTCGACGATTACGACGACCTACTCGCCTGGGACTTCAACCTCAGCAAGAAAGGATCGGGCCTCCTCACCGAGTACACCCTGCGCCCTGTACCCCGCAAGAAGGGCAGCCAGGAGCACATCGATGCTGCCTGGATCGAAGCCAAAGCCGCCGGCTTCGACATCAGCCGGCTATTCACAGGAGCCAACCCCTTCAAGGCTGCTTGATACTTAGCCCCCTTCACCGGGGGCTTTTACCCACCGGGGCATCGAACAGCATGAATAAGGATGCTGCAAACTGTTGCCTGCGCAAAAAAGTAACACTGGTCGGACCAACTGGTGTTGTTGGCCTTTCGAGCGCAGATAAAGGTTCCCATCGAGGACATGACGTGGCACCGCCCTCTAGTGGGACTTTGGCGTCGTGCAAACAGCCCTTCGAGTAAGTCCCCACTCCACCCTGCCCCCGACTCACCCCACTACCAACCGATGGCACGAGTTTACAAAGTCCTACCTCCAGTTGCAGAATTACAGGAAGTTTTCAAGTACAACAAAATAACAGGAAAATTATATTGGCGGGTATCACCAGCTAATAGTGTTTCCAGCGGAGATTTATGCGGCACAGTGTGTAAACACACCGGTTACACGCGTGTATGCTATAAAAAAGAGCTATATTTGGCACATCGAATCATTTGGGCTATAGTTTATAAGCAGGATCCCGGACAAATTCTTATAGATCACATAAATAGAATAAGGACAGATAACCGTGTAGAAAATTTAAGAATGGCTACGTGCGCACAGAATGGCTCTAACAGGCCAACCAAAGGTGCCTACCTCACGCGCAACGGGTGGAGAGCCCAGATTCAGACAAAAGGTAAAAATGTTCACTTAGGTTATTACAGCACAGAAGCTGAAGCTGCACAGGCGTATCAAAAAGCGGCAATAGAGCTAAAAGGGCAGTTTTATTTTCCCTACGCTTGACAGGTAGGTTAGACTCCTTGTGGGGAAACTGTACATACATGTCCTGCACACAAGACACACTGGCAAGCCTCCGTAAATGGAAGCTGGTACAAGACAACTCTGGCCCATTCAGGGTCTACCGCGACACTAAAGGCAACATATACTCTAGTGTTACACATATCCTAGGGCAAACCAGTGACCGCACAGGACTGGAGCAGTGGGCAGCCCGCACCGACAAGTTTTACGGCGCTGGAGCAGCCGACCAAGAGCGCGACGTCGCCGCTAAGCGCGGCAACTTAGCCCACAACCAGGCCGAGTATCTCCTCAAGACAGCCCAGCGACTGGCACGTTCCACCGCCAACAAGCGCAACTCCCTGCACTGGGACGATCAAGGCTTGGCTCGGATTCCCTCGCCCATCACACAATGGGCCCTAAGCAAAGTGCACCCGAATATGCCTGAAGTGGGCTGGAGCGCCTCAGGCTATGCACGGGGCCTTTCCGGCTGGATCAAATCCAATGTCACTGAAATTTTCGCCAGCGAATTTAGCATCCACCACCCCGCCGGCTTCGCCGGCACCTGCGATGCACTGGTATCCCTGAAAGGTCACAGCGGAATCATGATCTGCGACTGGAAAACCAGCAGCAGCAACAAGCTGCCATACATGAACTCGGACCACCAATATGTCCACCAGCTCGGCGCCTACTCCCTCGGTTTACAAAACTTAACGTCCCTTAGGCCGGCGGGTGGAGCAGTAGTTTTAGCCCGCCGCACCGGCGACCCCGACGTTTACTTCGTAAACAAAGAAGAGCTGGAACACGCGGAGCGCTCGTACCTTGCGCGTGTGGCTCGTTACTTCGCTGACGCTCAGCAACTCGCACCGGCAACCCCGTAAAAACTCATTCATGACTGGAACACTGCTTCTATTGCTACTCACCACGCCCGTGGTAAAGGTGGGCACCTGCCCCGTTGGCTGGTACACCTCCGGCTCGTATTGCATACCAGCACCGGCACGGCCCTCCACGAGGCCGCCAGAGGCCATTCAGAAGGTCGGCACCTGCCCATTGGGCTGGTACACCCAGTCAAGCTATTGCATCACCAAGTAAACGCAGTCAGGCGTGGAATAGCCCTACACTGCGCATAACAGTTTGTGACTGTACGTACAGTGACCGAAGACAACATCAATGACGTTGGCGCAGCCGACGAAGCCGACATCGAGCCGATTGACGGTGGCGTGAAGCCGGAGAAGCCGACCGGCTACGTTTCGCCATTCAGTCGGGCAGAAAACCGCTACTCCAAGGGCCGCCCCATCAACAACGCCCAGATGGAGGAGCGCGTCAACGCCGCCTACATGCTGCTCCTGCAGGGTGGATCATCCCGCGAAAATGCCTGCCAGCTTGCCACCCGCTACGGTGTCAGCTACCGCCAGGCGTGCAATTACATTCATGATGCCAAAAAATTGATGACACTCGATTTCGCTGGAGAGCGAGCCGAGTTCCTCAATCAAGTCAACAACATGCGGATGCACACCGTCAAAAAAGCACTCAAGCGCGGCAACTTTCAAGTGGTCGCACAACTACTCGATAGCCTGGGGCGTGCCATGGGCGAGGGCAGCGTCGAGGAAGCGGCCAACGCCGCCCCCAACCTCAACATCACCATCGAAGACAAGCGCGGGGGCTGACGCTGCCGCAAAGAAAAGCAGCCGATGGCTGGAACCTCCGGCTGCTAGCTCGTTCTCTGGCTGAGCGTACCGATAAAAGTACGTTCCGGCCGCTTATGTCACTGGATCAGGTCGAACTCGACTGTTTCGCCATTCACTGTCATTTTGACTACGCGGCGGCAGTCGAACGACCGCCAGCCCTTGGCGATGTCCATGCAGCGGACGATGTTGTCGATGGCGGCTGGATCTTTCAGGGCATGGCCGGTGCCCTTGATCTCGCCAATGTGCTTGGGGTTGAAGGTGAGCTGACGCAGGCTGCCGTCGGCCTTGACGAAGTGGACAGAAACGAAGTGACTGCCGGCGGCTTCGATCAGTTTGCGGATGCGGTCGCTGGCGCTCCCGCGAGCAGAGACGGAAGTAGAGTCATTCATGGGACTGGGGCGAGGGGCCTAACGGTGTGGCTTTTCCTCTTGTCTACTACACTAAGCCATTCATGCGCCTTCGGCGCGGCCATTCACAAAAATCCATTCATGTCTCGGCTAAAGCCTCGCCGAAAACCCATTCATGGGGTGGATGAACCCCATTCAGGGGTGGAGCAGCTGTGAGTTTCTGACACTTTTGTAGTGCAGGCGTACTGAACCTCCCGAAGTGGGAGGCTGGGGCGTGTCCGAATAGCGAATGGTTCTCATTACCAGTCTCAATAGGTGGCGGATATTGAGAATCGTTATCGGAGGGCGGGCAATAAAACACCCCAGCCTGGGGAGACTGGGGCGGTGATGGGTCAGGCAGGCAGGGGTCTAACCCATCGCCAACAATCAGTGGGACAATATTGCTCCCACGCTGCCAGCTTGTCCCACGCTTCCGCTTCCGTGTTGACTGGTGCGCAGTCTTGACGCTGCCACGGTTGGCCTGGGGTTTTGAATTCGATGAAGTAGAGGGAAGTCATGGTTTGATTTTGCGGGGAGTGTAGTTACGGCCAGTGGTGCCCTTGTCTGCTCGGGTTTTGCGTGGGGCGCCCGGGCCCTTGCGGGTCGTTGGTTTTGTGCGCGTTTTTTCTGCATTTAATTTGGGGGCAATTTCAGCTACCCAGGCAGGGGTGTGATGACTGGGGCACGGGGCACCTCCATTAAGGCGCTGGCATTGCGACCAATACGGGATCAGTTCAAGCCACAGCTGATTGAGGCCCTCTTTACCGTGGGCTTGGTGCAGAGTCAGCAGGTCGGCCCAGTCAGATTCACGCAACCTGGAGCGCTCAGCAGTCCAGCGAAAATCGCGGAGCTGGCGCTTCTCAAGCCGGATCCGTTCACGGTCGGCCTCCCTAGCGTCGGTGGCCTGTTGTTTTCGTTCGCGGCTGGTGTTCCAGTCTCCCCCACTCATTGGTCGGCCAAGCGTAGGCTCGTTGATTGCGTGGTCATGGTTGCCTGGTGTGGCGATGGGTCAGCCCATAGCCTCCCACACTATGGGCAGACTGGCAAGCCTAAGGACGATCTGTGAAGTTACACAACAGAGGGAGGTGATGGGCTGACCTGGGGCTCACAATGGGGGAGCCCATCCAAACAAAACCATGTACTGGGACCGTTTCGATATTTGCGCAGCCCACTGGATGTTCGCCATGTTGTGGCATGACGGCCAAGGGAGCGCAACCTATGCCAAGTTTTCGCAGTTGGAAAGGCTCAGGTTTTCGCCTGCCCCACGCTGGGCTAAGCCTTCAGACCTTGAGGCCAACGCCCGGGAAATCTACCGGCAACTGGTAGTTACCCGTTGTGGCTTGCATTCCACCGCGTCGGCTTGACGGGCTGACCCGTTTCGACTATTGTTGCACAGTACGCCCCACCCTAAGGCTCCCACCATGACCCACTACACCCCCGAACAACTGGCGCAGTTCCCCTGGATCGTGAGCGCCGACACTCTGCGGCCCGAAGACTTGCTGGTCAAGTTCTGGGGCGCCGCCGAGACTGCCGCAGTCCTGGCAGATCGTCCCCAGCTGCTGAATCCTGAGACCCTAGCCAGCCTGGCAAAGCTAGTAGGCGAGGACTCGTCGGAGAACGACTGGGACGATGGCGAGGCCGCCCAGACCTTGCAGGATTTGACCTTGGCGCTTGAGGACGCTGCGCCTAGCGGTTTCTACTTTACAAGTCACCCAGGCGACGGCGCCTGCTTTGGGTTCTGGCTTGCCGATGATTGGGCCGCTTGCCTTGAGCATTGCGGCTTTGCGGCAGACTCAGATCCGGCGGCGCTTGTGCCGGTAATCTCAGACCTGTGCGCTGCTGGCATAGATCCTGACACTTATGAGGACGCCTACTACGGAGAGGCCGAAGGTTACACCGAGGACGACGCAGGCGCCGACTATGCCGCCCAGCTGTTTGAGGACTCAGGCATAAGGGAGAGCAGTTACGATGGCTGGCCCTTTCGGCACATCGATTGGGCCGCTGCCTGGGAGGACTTGCGCCTGAGTGATGGCTACATCCTGCAACGCATCAACGGCGCGCACTGGGCAGTATTCCGCACAGTCTGACCGGCACGCCACAGACCACACCGCGACCGTTGCCAATAACGCTGCGGCTTTAGCCTCTCGCTTCAGCCGGTCCCACCAGTCCCAACCGTGAGACCGGCCCACCCCTAGCTAGGTTTTACTTAACTTAGTCCGATGGCTTAGTCCGCTCGCCGTGAACCACGTTACGAAGTGTAACAACACGGCCGCCTACCCCTACCGAATGGCCCTAGCCGTTGCTAATGTTAGAGAGTAACAGACCCACCACGTCCCCCCATGACCCACGATCTCCTTAAGCCCTTCGCTGCCATTGCCTGCGGTTGTCTGCTGGGCTTTGCCCTAGTCGGCCTGGCCCACGACAACAACCGAGCGTTGGCCCAGTGTGAACAGCGCGGTGGATCCGTTGCGGAGTGCCGGCTGCTCGTGCTCGGGCGCTAGCGATTGTTGCGGATTGTTGCAGCTGCCGGCCACCGCCGGCGCTGGGCCTGACGCGGGACTGATAACCGTTCCCATTCCCTCCCCCTCGCCAGGGGGGCAGGGTCTGGGTTCTGGCGTGTGGGAGCTGGGCCTAGGGAACCTACTGATAAAATCCCGTTTTTCTCTATTGTTACACACCCACGGGGGTAGGGGTTCGATTCCTGTGATACTGTAAGCTAGTACCCCCCTAAAAAATGACCACCGCCCCCTCACTGCAGCTTCGCTGGGCCCAGGGTGAGGTGTTTTCAAGCCGCAAACGCTTCAGAGTCCTAGTTGCCGGCCGCCGCTTCGGCAAAAGCTACCTCTCTTGCATCGAACTTCTGCGTGGAGCTATAGAACGCCCCGGCGAAACGTTCTTCTACTGCGCCCCGACCTACCGAATGGCGAAGGATATCGCCTGGAAGGCCCTCAAAAAGCTGGTCCCCCGCGCCTGGATCAAGTCCAAAAACGAAACCGACCTCAAACTCGAACTCGTCAACGGCTCCACCATCGAACTCAAGGGCGTCGAGAACGCCATGGCCCTGCGCGGCCGAAGTCTCGCCGGCGTAGTCCTCGACGAAGCCGCCTTCATGTCGTCGGACGTCTGGTTCGAGGTCATCCGCCCGGCCCTCGCCGACAAACAGGGCTGGGCCCTCTTCATCTCCACCCCCGACGGCACCGCCAGCTGGTTCTACGACCTCTGGTGCTATTGCGGCGAAGAAACCGACCCCAACTGGGCCCGCTGGCAATTCACCACCATCCAAGGCGACAACGTCCCGCCCGAAGAAATCGAGGCCGCCCGAGGCCAACTCGACGTCCGCACCTTCCGCCAAGAGTTCGAGGCCAGCTTCGAGAACCTCTCCGGCCTCGTCGCCATCTCCTTCTCCGACTCGAACATCGACCCCATCGTCCAAGACCTGCCCATCGTCCCCCTCCTACTGGGCGTGGACTTCAACATCGACCCCATGTCCGCCGTCTGCGCCGTCAAAAAGGGCACCGACCTCTGGGTATTCGACGAAATCATCATGACCGGCGGCGCCACCACCTGGGATCTCTGCGAAGAAGTCCAACGCCGCTTCGGCGTGGAGCGCCGCATCATCGCCTGCCCCGACCCCACCGGCGGCTCCCGCAAAACCTCCGGCGTTGGAGCCACCGACCACACCATCCTCAAAAAATCCGGCTTCACCGTCTCCAGCCCCCGCTCCCCCTGGAAAATCCGCGACAAAATCACCTGCGTCAACACCGCCCTCCTCGACGCCTCCGGCACCCGCCGCCTCTTCATCCACCCGAGATGTAAAGAATTAATAAAATCCCTTCGAACCCTCACCTACGCCCCCGGCACCGGCCTCCCCAACAAAAATCTGGGCGTGGATCACGCATTCGACGCCCTCGGCTACCTGTGCCTCCAAGTATTCAACCTCGCCAAGCCGGAAACCATGCGCACAACCGACTATCGTGTGTGGTAATGGCGGCATTTTCATGGCCCAAAAACCCACCAAAGCGGCCAAAAAGACCGAAAAGGTCATGTCCGAGTACAAAGCCGGAACACTCAAATCCAGCTCGGGCAAAAAAGTAACCAGCCGCCCCCAAGCAATCGCCATTGCCCTCAGCGAAGCCGGCAAATCCCGCCCCAAGAGGAAAAAGTAATGGCCAAACCCGGCTTGTACAGCAATATCGCCGCCAAACGCAAGCGCATAGCCGCCGGCAGCAACGAATCCATGCGCAAACCTGGTACCAAGGGCGCCCCCACCGCCGCCGCCTTCAAAGCCTCGGCCAAAACCGCCAAAAAGCCCCCCAAAAAAAAAAAGGTAAATAGGCATGGGACGCATAGCTAACACTGGCCTAGAACACTACGCCCACCTCGTCGAGCACACAGGCGGCCCCCTAACTGCCGTAAACGACTGGATGGAAGTAGACGCCCAACAGCGACAGCTACACCTTCGCCGCCACCGTAACCGGCGGCGCCAACTTCACTCTCGCTCTGGAGTGCAGCTTCGACGGCACCAGCTGGTTCACCCTCGACACGAGCAAAACCATCAACTCGGACGGCGAATACGTCTACTTCATCAGCGACAAACCCACCACAAAAATTCGTATGCGCATCGCCTCGATCAGCTCGGGCACCCCGAACGTCGCACCCCACATCGCCGTAGCGTACGAAGGCTGATGGCCATCCACACCTTCACGGGCCGCCCCACCTACATCGAAGTAGACGCCGAAACCGGCCGCACCGAAGTCACCTTCGACTTCAAAACCCCCAGCGAATCCCCCGTGTTCGCCGGCTTCATGGGCGCCGTCTTCACCGGCGTCGAAGTCCTCGTAGACATCGACGACGACATCGAAGAGGACTCGGACGATGATTGAATACATCGCACGTAGTCCTCGCAAAGGAGAACTGCAGCGTAAAACTCATCCGTTTCGGCCAGCAAGGCGTCTCCGGCTCTCCCGCCAAAACCGGCGAATCCACCTCGGACAAAGCCCGCCGCGCCTCCTTCAAAGCTCGCCACGCTAAAAATATCGCCAAAGGCAAAATGTCCGCCGCCTACTGGGCCAACCGAGAGAAGTGGTAACCCGCAGTTCTCTGCCAAAATAAAGACAAAGTAGGAGTTTTCCCGTGGTCTACAGCGCCAACGTCCCCCCAACTGGCGCAATCGTCAGCGAATCCCCCTTCGTCCGCTCGCTCGAAGTCATCGGCATGATGCCGGACTGGAAAGTAATGGCCGCCGTCACCAACGGCACCAACTACATCCGCGACCTCGCCGACCTCTACCTCCCCCAAGAACCCCGCGAAGACAACGACGCCTGGCAGGCCCGCATCGACCGCAGCGTCCTCTCCCCCTACACCAGCCGCCTAATCGAAACCGCCGCCGGCGCCGTCCTCCGCAAACCCATCCACATCGAAGGCGACCCCTACTGGAGCGAAGTCGCCCAAGACATCGACGGCATCGGCTCCAGCATCAATGAATACGCCCGCCGCGCCCTCGTCAGCAGCCTCACCTACGGCCACAGCGCCATCCTGGTCGATTTCCCCGCAGCAACTGGAGCCCGCAACCTGGCCGAAGAACGTGCCATGGGCCGCCGCCCCTACTTCGTCCACGTAGACGCCCCCCAAATCTGGGGCTGGCGCAAAGACGAAACCAACCGCCTCACCCAAATCCGCATCCACGACTACGAGTACCGCCCCCTCAACGACTTCGGCGAAGAGCAAGTCGAAGTAATGCGCGTCATCTACCCCGGCCGCTACGACCTCTACACCCTCGGCCACGAAACCGTCACCTTCGAGGAAAGCAACGGCTTCAGCCTCAGCACCATCCCCGTCGTCCCCATCTACAGCAACCGCCGGGGCGTCCTCATCTCCCAGCCCCCTCTGCTCGACATCTCCAACCTCAACATCACCCATTACCAACGCCAAAGCGACCTCATCCACGCCCTCCACATTGCCGCCATGCCCACCCTCGTCCTAGAGGGCTGGAACCAGGACAGCAGCGAGGCCACCCTCGGCGTCAACTACGCCCTCGGCATGGAGCCCGGCCACAAAGCCTATTACGTCCAATCTGACGCCACCAGCTTCGAGGCCCAAATGGCCGAACTCCAATCCCTCGAAGCCCAAATGTCCACTCTGGGCATCACCAAACTCTTCGGCCAAAAGTTCGTCGCCGAGTCCGCCGAGGCCAAACGCATCGACCAAGCCCAGTCCAACAGCGTCCTCGCCATCATCAGCCAAGAGCTGGAGTCCTCCCTCAACCAAGCCTTCAACCTCGCCGCCCAATACGTCGGCCTGGAACCCCCCACCATCACCATCGACCGCGACTTCGACTACTACCGCCTCATCGGCCAAGACGTCTCCGTCCTCGCCCAACTCAACCAAGCCGGCAAGATCAGCGACGAAACCCTTCTCAAAATCCTCCAGCACGGCGAAATCCTCCCCGAAGACGTCAAAATCGCCGACGAACTGGAACGCATAGCCCAAATGGAAGCCACCGAAGAACTCGAAGAGAGCCAACAACCCGAAGACCCCGACAAAAACCAGGAGAATCCCGCTCTAATAAAGTAATATTAGTGTGTCCCAGTACATACCCCCCGTGCCCGAAAACCAGATTCCGGAAGGAACTCCTGTGGAGGCCATTCCGCCCCAGCCTGTGGCTGCCCCTGGTTCGCAGGACCTCTCCGCCCAAATCGAAGCCCTTCGCGCAAAAAACGCCGAGCTAATCGGCGAGCGCCGCAAAGACAAGGAAGCCCGCGAAACCCTCCAAGCCCAACTCGACCAACTGGCGCAAGCCCAACAAGAAGCCAAAACCCAGAAACTTGCCGAAACCGGCGAATACAGAACCCTCTGGGAAGAAGCCCAACAAACAGTCGCCGACCTCAAGCAACAAATCGCCCAACGTGATGCCACCATCGAAGAAATTCGCACCGGCTTCACCAAAGAACAAGTCCGCGCCACCGCCGTCGCCCAACTTGCCCAAGCTGGTGCAGTTGCCCCCGATCAGCTGTATCGTTTAGTGCAGGAGAACTTACGTGCCAAAGAAGGGCAGCCTGTGGCTGTTTCCGGCGGCGTCGAAGTTCCGATAGGCGACTTCATCGCCAACTTGAAAAACCCCGGTAGCGGCTACGAGCATCACTTTGCTGCTAGTAATCGTTCCGGCATGGGTGTAACGAGCAGTGCCCGTTCCACCGCCGTCCCAGGCCAAACCAACCCCTGGTCCAAAGAAGCCTGGAACATCACCCAGCAAATGATGATGCTGGTGGACAACCCCGATATGGCCCGCCTCCTGAAATCAGAAGCCGGCGCCTAGCCCCTGTGGGGCACCCCCAACCCCCTCACTGGAGCTAATCCATGTCCGCATTTAACGGCAACTACTCGGGAGGAACATTCCTCTCCAACCTTGTATCTCGCCCCGAATTCCTTCAGTACACCGCTGAAGGCATCTTCGAGCAGTCCAAGTGGATCCAATCCGGCATCGTGCAGCGCAACGCTGCCCTGGACGCCCGTGCCGGCGGCACCCGCGTGCGCGTGCCCTTCTTCGATCCCATCGCCCCGACCGAATCCCAGATCCTGAGCAACTCCACCTGGGGTGGCGGTGGCGGCTATCTGGTGCCCTCGAACGTGACTGCCGACGAGCAGATCATGACGATCCTGCACCGTGGCTTTGCCTACGCCGCTGACGACCTCAGCAAGCTCGGCTCGGGCGCCGACCCCCTGGCCCACGTCCGCAACCAGCTGACCGCCGCCATCAACAAGCTCAAGACTGCCACCCTGGCAGCCCAACTGCTTGGCCTGTTCGGCCCCATCGCTGGCACCGGCGTCCTCGGCCCCAACCAGCTCAACAAGAGCTTTGCTGGCGTCCCCGGCTCCATGACCGAAGCCAACTTCCTCAACGTGGCCAACGTTGTCGGCACCAAGGCCCTCCTCGGTGAGCGCGGCGACGAACTCGATTCGATTGCCATGCACTCGAACGTGGCCTACTACCTCCAGCAGGTCGGAATGCTGGTCTTCAGCACCTCAGCCCTGTCCACCGGCGGCGCTGTCGTCTGGGGCGGCGGCGGTGTTGGCGTCAACCAGACCGAAGTTCCCTTCTTCGCCGGCCTCCGGGTCGTCATCGACGACCAGCTGACCGCCCTCACCGGCGGCACCGCCACCCACGCCAAGAAGTACCCCGTGTACCTCTTCAAGTCGGGCGTTGTCTCCGAGGGCATCCAGCAGGACCTGCGCCTCGCCGCCGACCGCAACATCCTGTCCATGCAGGACGTTCTGGCTGTGGACTACCACTACGGTTACCACATCACCGGCACCAAGTGGGCTGCCGCCACCGACAACCCCCTCAACACCACCGACGCCAACCAACTGGGCGCCATCGCCAGCTGGAACCTCGTCTTCGCCACCACCAAGATGGTCCCCGTGGCCCGCTTGCTGGTCAACACCCCCTTCGACACTTCCGCTTACGCCTGATAAGCGCCCGCCTCGAAGCAACTGGGGCCCCACGGGGCCCCTTTTTCATGCCAACTCAACCAAGCCCCAGCCGAATCTTCTCTTGCGCCTCAAATACCGCCGGCGTATTCATCACACTCTTATACGACTGCAAAATCAACTGGTTCATCACGTCATAACTCACCTGGAGCTTCTTCCCAATCTCCATAATGTTCAACCCCTCTTGCTCGCGCAACCGGCGAATCTCCAGCGCCACGGGCTCCAACTGGCGCACCTCACCCCCAGGCTCAAACCCCGCCTTGGCCTTGGGTACGCTGGGCAAATCAGCACCTTTCTGAGCAGGCATGAAAACAATCCGTCTTTACGTATCACAGGATAACCGAGGCTGGCACGAAGACATCCCCTACTCCCGCTACGAAGACCGCCTCACCGAACTCGAAATGGCCGGCGCCGACGTCTACATGGCCAAAGTACTCCCCCAACCCCGCCGCGTCCGCACACCATCCATACGCACAGGCCCCATAGCCCATCTCTACGGGTGACCTACACTGGAACTAACATGTAAACACTGCACATAGCGGTCGAGGAAATACACACATGGCCCCAGTCCTCGTCGCCACTCTCGCGGGCGCCACCTCCAATTCCTACATCACCGTCGCCGACGCCACTGTCTACTTCGACAATCGCCTAGACGCTGCCGACTGGACCGCCGCCACCGCCGACAACAAGGCCGCCTCTCTGATCACCGCCACCAGCTGGATCGACACCCTCGACTTCTACGGCGACCGCTCAGCCACCACCCAAGCCCTGAAGTGGCCCCGCACCGACATAACCTGCGACGGCATCGAAGCCACCGCCACTTTCATCCCCCGCGAAATCAAAGACGCCACCTGCGAAGCTGCACTGGCACTCCTCCGCAATCCCACCATGCTGCGCGGCGTGGTTGCCGCCCCCGGCAGCTACGACGAGGTCGAACTTGGCGAGCTGCGCGTCAAGTACCGAGGCCAAGGCGAAGTCGAATCCGTCCAAGCCGTCACCGACGCCCTCCCCTGGCTACGCAGCTTCCTCAAGTGCTGGGCCAAAGGCGTTAGCGGCCCCGCATCCATCCGCCTCTACCGCAGCTGATGAGCCAGATCGACACCGTATTCCAGCCCATCCCGGCCCCCCTCCTCCGCGACTGGGGCCACAACGTCACCTACATCAAAAGCGGCCCCACCAACACCTACGTCCCCACCACCGGCGAAATCTATAACACCCAAACCCGCATCTCCGTCCGCGCAGTCATCACCCAAATCAAACCCGAAGAGTTCGACGGCACCTACCAAACCACCGACATGAAAATCCTCCTCGGCAACGCCGAGCTTGGAACATACAGCCCCGCCATCCACGATCTCATCGAATACACAGACAACGGCAAAATTCGCACCGGCCGCATCATCAACACCACCACCTACCGAGGCGAAAACCCCCTCTTCCACACCCTCATTGTGAGGCCCCAATAATGGCAAACCTCAAACAGTTGATGCGCGACGCATACACCTGGAAAAACAACCTAGCCAGAAATGCCGCCAAAGAAATAATGAACGGCCTAGCCGACGCCGGCCCCAACTGGGGCGGCGAGTTCCGCGACAGCTGGGTAGCCGTAGCCCCCGGCGCCGGCGCCAGCTCTGGCAGCTACCCCTACACATTACGCGACATCCCCAAACTGCCCGCCACACTGAAGGAGGCCAACCGAGTCACCAAATTCATCATCCAAAACACCGCTCCTCATGCAGCCATAGCCCTGGATCTGGCCAGCGTGCCCCGTGAGCAGTTTCGGTACCCCGGTTACGGCCCCGACGGCGACATCGTTGCACGGGGCACCCGCCCCGATGTCGGCAAACGCGGCGACGTAACCCTCGGCGCGGGCAACTCACGCAGCACCGCCCCCTTGGACTGGTATCCCCTCTACGCTCAAGGCGGCGCAATGCAAAAAGCCCTGGAGCGCGGCGTCCGCCTCGCTAAACCCGAATGAACTACCAAGCAATCCGGGCTGTGCTGGAGAACCCCCTACTCACGGCGTACAACGGCCTCGTCCCTGCAGTGCCGGTGTACTTCGACAACATCATGAACGACGGCTCGGACAGCGCCAAAGAGTTCGTGGACGTCAACATCCAGTTCGGCCTCACAACCGAAACCGCCCTCACATCCAACCCCACCTTTGTACGCGGCGTCATCGTCATTCGCACGTACACCCCCAAAGGCAACGGCCCGGCCCGCAACCAAGTCCTAGTTGACGTCGCCGCCACCGTCCTAAACAACATCAACAACTCGGCAAAACCCGCAACCGGCATATATCTCCGCACCGGCTCCATCGACGGCCCGGCCTTCAGCCCCGACTTCGGCGGCGCAGCCCCCGACCAACAATCCCGCCGGGCCTTCATGCCATTCTTCATCTCGCGTATATCCGCCGGCTTCCAGGCCCAAGTTATTTCTTAATACCACTCCAACAGAACCGCTATTCTGTATAAAGCCGGGCAGTGCCCGCACCGCCCTCTTAACTGGTATTAACCATGGCCACCGTCCTTTCGGGCACCTCCGGTGCTCTCTATTACACCCCAGCTGGTACATCCGTTACCACGCTGACTGCTTCCGCCTTCCCCGCCACGGGCTCGGACATCACCGTCGGCTCGTATCTCGGCTTTAGGGTTGACGACCCTGTGACACTCGCCTATCCGGTCGGCGCCACCACAACCAACGCCATTGCAGCTGGCGCGTACTTCGTGAAAACGTATGTCGCTAGCACCGGCGTCATGACCATCAGCTCCACCGTCGGCGGCGCAGCCGCAACGGCCACCGGCCTACCCAGCGGCTTCGGCGCCAGCTTCGCCAGCATCACCTACACCGCCCCCGTAGTAGTGGGCTCTGTGCGCGACTGGAGCTTCGAGATCACCCGCTCTGAGATCGACGTCACCACCATCGGTCAGGAAGCCGGCCAGTACACCCCATTCCGCACCTACATCGCCGGCTTCGCTGACGGCACTGGTTCGGCCACGGTGTACAACACCGACGACGACAGCAACATGGCCAACCGCCTGATCGAGGACGTCATCCAGCGCCAGCAAACCGGCGCCCGCATGAAGCTCTACATCGACCGCGTAGTTGTCTCGGGCACCGTCAACGACACCCTCAGCCGCTCCATCAACGTCCCGGTGATCCTGACGTCCGCCAGCCTGACCGTCAACCCCGACGACGGCCAGTCGGTCGCCATCAACTTCCGCCCCTCCGAAGCCCCCACCTTCGACCTCTCCAAGTCCTGATAACCTTCCGGTTGTCCCCCGTCCGCCCCGCTATCCAGCGGGGCTTTTTCATGGTTATTGCGTTACAATACAAACTAGATCACTAAGGTTTTATGCCTGCTGCTACTCCCACCAGGGCAATCGACCGCCTCCGCAAGGCCGCCAACCTAGAGCCCACCAAAAAGAGCGTGGAGCTATCCGACGGCACCACGTTCGAGATGTGGGTCAGCCCACTGACCATGGCCGAGCGCGAACGCGCCCAAAAGCAGGCCAAGTCGGACGACGCCAACGCCTTCGCCCTCCAACTCCTGATCTCCAAAGCCCTCGACGAAAACGGCACCAAGCTCTTCGCGCCCGGCGAAATCGACATCCTCAAAAACGAAGTCAAAGACAAGGACCTCCAAACCCTAATGCTGGCCATCCTCACCGACGACTCCGAGTTAGATACTGATATGAAAAGTCCTACAAAGTGAATTAAAAAAAGATAATTGGTTACTACTATCTTTGGGTGTAGCTAAAGAACTTGGGTACACTTTGACCCGCTTGTGGGCCGAAGTAACACCTCAAGAGTTGTTATTGTGGTCGGCCTATTTTGCCTACTTAAACGATGAACAAGACAAGGCTGTACAAAAAGCTAGACGCCGTTAAAAGCTCTAGCTACACTCCACCCTCTCCGTAAACGCGTGTTCAGCGTGTTGCGATTTATACCCAGTTCTTCCGCCCAGGCGGCTAGAGGCTGGGTTTTTCCCTCGTGTGTCAACAGCCTATTTGTTGTCTTATTTCTAGCTTGTACGTTCAGCGAAGCCCACTCGCAGTTACGTGGATCGTACGGTCCATCATTGTCTATTCGATTCAGCGATTTATCGTCTGGACGGTCCCCCATATCCGCGTAAAAATTTTCAAACTGGTACCACCTCGTACATACCGTTATACCTCTACCCCCGTACCGCGCAAACGACTTATTTTTGGGGTTTCGGCAGCGGTCAAGCATCATCGACCACAACCGGTAAATAGCGGTTTTGGACTTTTGATGCGTTTTGTTTGCCCCCGGCACACTTTCCCGCCAAATACACCCGCAACTGCAGGTCAAACCTCGCGTCAAACTGCTTCGATAGATGCCTTTTACGGCGCTACCGCAACTGCACCGACACCACCAGTAACTCGGGCGTTGCTCGCACGGGCCAATTACGGTGAGACGTCCAAATGTCTTCCCAGTAAGGGGTATGCTTTTCATGTTGGCTCAGGACGTGTGAGTTGACCACGCTCCGGGGGCGGCAACCCGCTGGAGCAACCTAATCCTACCAAAAAACGCCGCCGCTAACCCCGACGGCTTTTTTACGGCGTAGACTGGCGTAATAGGTAGTAAACCCGCAGTGGCCGCTTCGTACCCCGCCCTAATCGAACTGCGCGTCAACGGCATTACGCAGGTCACGCGGGTACTTGACACTATTCAAAAACTAGACGCAGCTTTAGTAAGTATAAAAAATACGCCGATTGCTATCGACGCAGGAAATGCAACAGACGGCATACGGGTACTCAAAAAAGAGTACATGGGTTTTGTCGGTGGTTTATCGCAAGGTAAGACCCAGTTAGCTAGCACCACCGCAGGAATAAACCAACAAGCTGCCGCCATGCGTCTGTTGGCAGCCAATGCAAAAATAGGAGGGCAAGCGTTTAATCTACTAGTTCAAGGAGCAGAGCAGGCACGTCAAAAAGTTTCTTTAACCGCAGGGTTAGCGGAAATAGCTGCTGTAGCTAGTCAAGTAAAGGTAGGTAGAACTGCTCCTACGCAAAGTTATAAGGGAGTACAAGAGTTACTCCGCATGGAAACAAGTATAGCTAAAAATACGGCATCTTTAGACTTATTTCAGCAAGAACTACGCCAAACATTATCGTTTGTAGATATAGGCAGCAAAGATTTTCGTGAACTTAGCCAAGCTATAGACAGAGTAGGTCTGGCTTTAGACGTAGCTTCAAATAAAGCCCGAAAATTTGGACCGGCCTTACCTCCTGGTTTTACAGAGGCCGGGGCTACAAAGTCTAAAACTACCCGGCGCGGCAATTCTAACGTAGGCGGAGCAATCAGTAGCGCCCTTATCGGCGGCGGCTTTCCGTTGCTGTTCGGACAAGGAGCAGGTGCCGCTGCCGGCGGCGCGTTGGGCGGCTTAGCCGGCGGCTTACTGGGGGGAGGTTTTGGCTTCGCACTTTCGATTGTAGGTACAGCATTAGGTGACGTTATAACAAAATCGGAAGAATTTAATCGCTCTTTAGCCGCACTAAACAGTGGTTTAAGTGCCGCCGGAGATAGTTCTCTTACTACTGCAAGCGACGTAAGTAAACTTGCTTCAAATTTAAGTGTAACCAAAGAAGAAGCTATAGAACTTTTGAGTACGTTTAAGCAGTTTAGCAACGGAGATACGAGAGAAGCTCTAGCTGGTCTGTTTGCTCCTGTTGGTGGGGCCGGAACTTTTGAAGCTATAGCAAAAGCCGGTCTGGACGAAAAAAGTGCGCTAACGTCTATATTTTCTTTACGCAAAAAAATTGGAAACGAAGCAGCTACCCAGTTAGCTTTGCAGTTAAGAGGTGTAGGCGTGGGCGCTACGCAAGCCGCCTTACTAGACATTATATTAAAACGCAGCATACAAATAAGTGTAGCTCAAACAAGTCAAGTTCAATTTACAGATACTCTATTGAGTATATGGGAAAATATAGTTGCCGGTGTCAGTACGGCTCTGAGTTTAGCAATACGTTTTATTGCTAAACTACAGGAAGGTACTTTAATTAAACTTCCTTTCCTCGATCAAATAGCCGGTGTTTTAGGGGGAGTAACTGCCAGAACAGACAAACAGATAGCAGAGCAGCGCGGACAAAACCGCGACAAAGAACTTAAAGCAGACATAGCTGCAGTACGTAAGGCGTTAGCGGAAGAAACAAAAATATCCGCCGTAGAGGATAAATTACGTACAGAAGAAAAAACGAAAAACAACAATGCCCTGTTTAACGAACAAGCGAGGCAGGCAGAGCAGCTGGCGCGTAATCAGATCGCGCTCGACAATGCTATTTTCCGCAACAAAATGGCCCTAGCGGATGAAGAGTTTGCTGCCCGCCAACGCATAGCTGAATTACAAGGACGTCTAGCGGAAGCAGGTGCCTTTGGGGCACAGCGCGAGGTGCTCGCCCTCATAAACGCAACAAGCAGCAGCCAGAGCGAGTATTTCGCGCAAGCACGCCAACTGTCTAGTGCTATTGCGCAGGCAACCCAAGAACTCAAATCCGCCAACGCCATGGTCGGCGCCCAACAAGCAGGCGTCGTACAAACTGGCGCGGGCGGTATGTCACAAGGCCGCTACATACAGGGCGGTATAGGCCCGCGTGGCGCAAATCAGTACGGTCCCCACTTCGACATCAAACGATCCGACGGCGGTTACTACTCGCGCACAGCTTTAGACAAATACGTGCAAGTAAACGGCCGGCCTCTTTCAAGCGGTGTAACAGTGCCCGGCGGAGAGTACGGCGCACCGCGCAGTTACGGACCACACGCCGGCAGGGATTACGCCTTTAGCGGTAAAGCTGCCATGACCCTAACAGGAGGGGCGAAGTTCATTAGCAGTAAGGCGAGCTCGTACGGAGACGCGACCGCTTTCATGACCCCAGACGGAAAAGTCTACAAAGTAATCCACGGCAAATTTGAAGGCACGACCCAAGCACCTCCGCCACAGCAAATACCGCAAAGTCTCGCCAAAGGTCAGTCTCAGGTAATAGGAGCCACTGGTGACGTTGCCGTCGCGCAGGCCAATGAAGCAGCACAGATACAGCGCAAAACAAAATTACTAGCTTTACTGCAGCAAGAACGTGACCTGAAAATTCAAATTGCCGTCGCACAAGGCACAGAATTTCTGCGCAACGCGCAAGAGCAGACACTACAAATTGAACGTGAAATAGAAAAACGCAAAATCCGTAACCGCCTGGCGCTAGAAGGAGTGGCCCCTGAGATCATCGAGGGTGAACTCCGGGTGTACGACATTACAAAACAGAAAGAAGAAAAGTTAAAGGAACTAACTACAGCCTTATCTCTTTTAACAAAAACTCAACAGTATGCTACTGAAGCTACACTTCAATCCGCTTTAGCGGATCTCGACAAAAAACAGACCACAGGTTCTTTAACGCTTGCCGAACAGACACTACAGAGTGAACTGCAGCAGCGGTTGACACTCCTACAGCAAATAAAAACCCTAGAAGGTGGAACACCCGCCGTCGTGGAAGGCATTCGTGGCGCAGCTGCCGCCCAGGTACAAACGACACCTGAACTTCTAGAGGCTGAAGCCGGCAAAGCAAAACTAGCGCTAGAAGCACTCGTCGAGCCAGCCAACATGATCACCAGCGCCGCCGCTGGCATTGGCGATGCGTTTGCCACATCATTCAAGGGTGTCATTGATGGCAGCATGACTGCCAAACAAGCCTTAGGCAGTTTCTTCAAGTCGGTTGCGGATATGTTCCTTGACATGGCGGCACAGATGATCGCCGCATGGATCAAGATGGCCATCCTAAATACCGTCATCAAGATATTTGGCGGCGGTTTCAGTGGCGGCTTTGGTGGTAACAACAGCTTTAGCAGTTTTGATGCAGGCGGTGCTCAGGCATTTTCGGCACCAGCGTTATCAACTGGCGCCGGATTCGGTGCCGGAGGCGCGACAAACTTTTCCGGTGCACTCGGCAATGTCGCCTTTAACCCGGCCGCATTTGCCGAAGGTGGCTTCGTCACCGGCCCAACCAGCGCTGTTATTGGCGAGGGTGGCGAATCGGAATATGTCATTCCCGCCAGCAAAATGCAATCAGCCATGGCCCGCTACAGCCGTGGTGCTCGTGGTGAAAGCGTCATTGCCGGCAGTGGTGGCAACAGTGAAGGCGGCACTGCTACAGCCGCTGCTGGGCCTATGGTGGTAGATGTCCGCTACAACGTCGAACGCATCAATGAAGTGGAATACGTTACCGCCTCGCAGTTCCAAGCTGGAATG